ACCTCCGGCAAGGATGGGAGACCGGATATCTACCTGCTGGCCGGCAACCTGTTCTACGGTTACAAGAACAAGATCGAATCCCTCCGGCGGATCATGGTTCCGCACAAGGGTGCTCAGGACCTTGGCTTCGACGACGTGTTGAACCAGGACGGAGTCATGATCGACACCGACTTCGACGTTCCCGCCGATGTTGGATACGGACTGAACGTGGACCAGATGGAACTGGGCAGCCTCGACAGCGTCCTGTTCTCATCTCGTGGCCCCGAGTACGACATCAAGACGGACTCCTGGCTGTTCCTCGTGGGGTTCTTCGGAAACGTGCGTTACAACCCCAAGCACTTTGCGAAGCTGGCAGCCATTGCCTAGCAAAGAGACGTCGCGCACTTGGATACAATGAAATAGAGAGCCTCACGGAGGACACGAGATGCCAGACCGAGCAGTAGCACCTTTCGCCAGAGGGCGGACGTTCTTTCACGGGAAGACGGTTGATTCGGCAGACTTGCCGGGAACTTCGATCATGGGGCAGGTTCACGTCTTTCAGGACACGGACCCGTCAGACGAGGCCAAGCACCGTAGCAACGGTGACGTGGTCGCCGTCGCCGTCCGAAACGTCAGCGGGGCCGCCCTGCTTCCGAAAACGCTTGTCCAGTACAAGACAGACGCAATCGGCAAGGAAGTGGACGGGAACGCAAACTCGTACAGCCAGTTGGTTGCGGGAGTGGTAGACGACCACCTCCCAACCGCTGGATGTCCCGATGACGACATCTGCTGGATCATTGTCAAGGGTCCGTGCATAGTGAAGTCGGCGTATATCAACATGGGCAAGCTCGTCGCGATCAATGATGCCGTTCATGCCCACACAGCCGACTCCAGCCTCAAAGGAGCGACTGAGAGTGGTAGGTTCACATGCAATGCCGCAGCGGCTGCGACAGGCGCGAGCGCATTGTTGGTCAACCAAAACGTCATCGGTCGTGCGATTACGGCTCTAACCATTGGTCAAACCAACTACGACACGCTGATCGACCTGTCGATCAAGTAGAGACTTCCGGCACCGAAACGGTAGCCGCTGTTCGGTGCCACGACCGAACAGCGGCTATTCGTGTTTTCAGGGTAGGGTGGTCGGGGTGGCATGGGAGATTTAAGTTTCAGTTGGGCACACAACAAGAGAGACAGCGATGCCGATGAAGTACGACTTGCTGATCTGCACATTCAGCTACGGTGGCAACGGGGGGATGAAGTCCGAGCATCCTGACGTCCGTGACTGGCTTCTGAAGTCTATCCCGGAGATGAAAGAGGACTCTCGGATTGGCAAGGTCAACCTGGTGGACATGGCGGATACGCCGATCACCATGACCCGCAACCGCGCAGTTCGTTTAGCCAGAGAGAAAAACTACGACCTGCTGTTGATGCTTGACAGCGACATGGCCCCTGACCTCCTCCTTGGGCAGGACCCCGAAGCCAAGCCATTCTGGTCGTCGTCCCTGGACTACATGGTCGAATACGGCAATCCCCTGGCCATTGCGGCTCCTTACTGTGGTCCGCCACCAATCGAAAATGTCTATGTGTTTCGCTGGAGAAACAACCAGTCTGACACTCCTGATGAAGCTGATCTGCGGCTCGCTCAATTCACGAGGGAGGAAGCGTTCAGCCGGGGTGGCATCGAGCACGTTGCTGCCCTCCCGACCGGACTCTTTCTCTGTGATGTCCGAGTGTTCGACCTGACTGAACCGAAAGAAAAGGGTGACAGCGGGTGGTTCTACTACGAGTACGAAGACATCTACGAAACTGAGAAGTGCTCAACCGAAGATGTGACGGCGACCAGGGACCTGAGCCTCAAGGGGGAGAGCGACTGGGGATACAACCCAGTGTGTATCAACTGGGACGCCTGGGCAGGCCACTGGAAGCCCAAGATCGTAGGGAAGCCTAACCTCGTGACACCCTCCATGGTCAGTGAGAGGCTGCTGAAAATAGGACCGACGAGGCTGCCGGAAAACGAAAAGATGAAACACGTCGATTTCACGTCAGGGCTGGACCATTCCTGGGATGTCCCGCAGCGTCCCTTCAAGGTTCCCAGATAGGGGGTAGTGACATGGTAGGAGCAAGAACCAAGCCATGCAGCTTCTGTGGAAAGACCAAGAAGCTCTCCGATTTCTACGCGCACAACGGCAAGAAAACCAACGGGCAGTCAAGCTGGTGCAAGTCGTGCCAGGAGTCTGACCGGAAGAAGAAAACTGCCGATGATCGGAAGAAGGGCCGGCAGGACATGTTCAAGGAGCTGGTTGCAGACATCCGTGGTGACAGGATCGAGGTGCCGCACCCGACAGAAGTCGCCGCAGAGATGTATGAGCAGTTCGGCGGACTCAAGGCTTTCTGTGCCGAGTGGATGCGTCACATCAACGATGCTGCCACCGACAGGCCGGGTAGCAAGCTGGTGCTGGATGCCTTCTATGCGGTCGGAATCCGCCTGACTTCGCTGTCGGCGGACCACCGCCAGAGTGCCCCGGACCTGGCGTCACTGACCGACGACGAGCTTGAGGAGGAGATCGGCAAAATGGTCGCCAATCTGCTCGATAACCGGCCCGAGCTTATCACCGAGCTGGCCAACAAGCATGGGCTGAAAATTCACGACCCGGTTGAATCGGAAGTGGAGACTGCGTGACAACTACAGAGGCGATGGAACGCATCGGCAAGGCTGCGGCTGAGAAGCATCGCCGTAGGTCGGAGGCGTTGCGCATCTACAGGCCGCTGAAGACCCAGATTCCGTTCCATATGTCGATGGCCAGTGAGCGCATCGTCCGGGGCGGAAACCGATCAGGAAAGTCGATGTCGGCGTTTGCTGAAACAGCGTCAGCAGCCACAGGAATGCCCATTTATACCGACAAGGGGCCAATGCCCTTCAAGTACCCGAAGGACAGGGGCTTGCTCATCTGGGTCGTGGGGTTCGATCAACGGCATATCGGCGGAACCATCCATCGAATGCTGTTTCGACCGGGTGCATTCCGAATCATCAAGGACGAGATCACGAAGGAGTGGCGACCGTTCTGTCCATGGAACGAGTACGACGCTGCTCACGAGGAAAAGTCCAAGGAAGCTCCGCCACTCATCCCCCCACGGCTGATCCAGCCAAGGGGGTGGGCCTGGGAGAACAAGGGAGAGCGTGTATTCACTGTTTGCCGGCTTGTGAACGGTACGGAAATCCACGCCTTCAGTTCTCATGGTGAGCCGAAGCAGGGCGACCCTGTTGACCTCATTCATATCGACGAGGATATCGAATATCCGCGTCATATCCCTGAGTACCAGGCACGGCTGTCCGACCGCAAGGGTCGCCTGATCTGGTCGGTGTGGCCCCACTCCAAGAACGACGCTCTGATCGAGATGAGCGAGCGTGCGATTGAGCAGAAGAAGCGGGAGGAACCCGACGTCTTCGAGATCACCCTGAGATACAGTGACAACCCCTTCATCGACAAGGATGAGAAGCGAAAGCGTATTGAGGCGTGGTCGAAGCGAAGTCCGGAGGAAGTTCGCTCCAGGGATCTCGGTGAATTCATCACGGATACGGTGCTGGTGTACCCGAGTTTCTCACCGGAACTACACGGGACGCCGAAGGAAACTGTCGAGCTTGAGGACAAGGTGGACGAGGCGATCAGGAAGAACAACGGGGTCCCCCCGGACGACTGGTGTCGGTATCTGGCTCTTGACCCAGGCCATGTCGTCTGTGCCGTCCTGTTTGTTGCCGTTCCCCCGCCTTCTTTGGGGGATTACGTCGTCCTGTATGACGAGCTGTACCTTCGACGTTGTGATGCAGCAGAAACAGCGAGGATGGTTGCTACCAAGGTGGGCGGAAAAACCTTTCAGTCATTCATCATCGACAACCGTGCCGGACGACAGACGCCGATGGGGTTCAACAGGACAGTGAAGCAGCAGTATGCTGACGCATTCGGTCGGTACAACATCAAGAGCGAGATGACGTCGAACAATTTTGTTCCGGGCAGTGATAATATCCAGGCTGGTATCGGTCTTGTCAGGGAATTGATGTCTGTCAGGAGGGACGGAACGATCAAGATGAAGGTTGTGATCAACAGGACACCCAACCTGAAGCGAGAATTCTACAGATACCACAAGCGGGTGGTGGGTTCAGAGGCAAAAGAGGAGCCGGTGGATCGTAACAATCACCTGATGGACTGTTTAAGATACCTCGCCGCCCACAATATCGAGTATGCTAGGCCAATACCGGGAAAGGCACACCCGTCACCGGCCTGGAAAGCGTTTCAGAAGTGGCAGGAAGCCGAAAACGGCGAAGAAAACAACGAATACGTTCACATGGGACCCGGTAAGGGCTAGGCAACAGGGAGAAAAGGCATGGACTTGGAAGTTGGTACGAATTGTGTGTATTACTCGCAGGCTGACACGTCAAAGGAGCCGGAAGCGGCTGTTGTCGTGGGAACAAACGGGATGGGGGTGCTCTACCTGACAGGTTTCCCCCGTGGCGGAGGGATTACGTCACTCCGCAGGAACGTCCACCACGTTGACTCGCAAATCCTGAAGGAAAAGACGGGAATGGCGACCAACTACGGAGGATGGGACACCATTGAGAACGCTGCCAAGCGGCGGAAGGTGGAGATGGATAAGACCCAGGAGCAGGTAGACAAGATGAATAAGCTGGAGCAGGAGAAGAGGTCCAAGGACGAGGCTCTCGCCAAGGATCTTCGCCTGGAGGAGAGGGTGTGGACCCTCTACGACAAGGGGCTGACTCACGCAGAGATTGCGAGCGATATGGGTGCGGGATGGACTGTTGCGAAAGTCCGCGTAGTTCTGGACAGACCAGTTGAGGCCAGAATCTGATGCCTCCAGAAGGCAGAATCGAAGACTATCTGCGACCACTTGTGACTGGCTGGCTCGGCAAGATTGAGCTGGGCATCCAGAGCAAGCAGTGGTTTCAGGATATCTCTGACCAGTGCATGGCGTTCTTCAGTGCGTCCAGCGGGTTCATGTGGGACCCGAAGTTCAAGAATAAGTACCTGAAGACGAACACCAGCCCACGCTTCCGGATGACGATGTCCAAGGCGTTTGAGCTGGTGGCACTGTTCGGCCCTGTCCTGTACTGGCGTAACCCCCAGAGGAGTGTCAGGCCGAGGAAGAAGATTCGTCTGCGTCCCGAGCTATTCGGCCCGGATGACATGGAGCAGACGCAGCAGCAGCAGCAGCAGTTGCAGCAGCAGTTGCAGCAGGCCCAGCAGCAGATGCAGCAGTTCCAGCAACAGATGCAGGAGCAACAGCAACAGGACCCCATGGCGGCCCAGCAGATGCAGCAGCAGGGCATGCAGATGCAGCAGCAGATGCAGCAGCTCCAGCAGCAGATGCAGGAGCTTTCTCCTAAAGTCCAGGAGGTCGAGGAAGCACAGAACCTCTACAACGAAGCGATGATGGACCAGAATACTACTAGCATCAAGGACGAGGCTCGTGCCAACTTGATGGAGGCGTACCTGAACTACACACCTGGTGAGCAGCCGGGCGGTGGGCTGGCTCACCATGCTGAAATGGCGATTACCGAAGCCCTGGTCAAGGGCAGGGGCTGCCTGTGGGTGGAACCCTACCAGATGCCAGGATCGGATCTGACCCTGACCGGGTCGTTCTACGACAAGGTTGAAAACCTGATTATCGACCCTGACGCCGAGAGCCTTCAGGATGCCAAGTGGATCGCCCGCAAACACGTTCATCCCGTGTGGCAGGTGGAGAGAGACTTTGGTCTGAAGAAGGGAACCCTGACGGGGTCCATGGAGAGTGCCGATTCACAGGGTGCATCCCTCGGTAAAGAAATGAGCAGCATCCACCGCAAGCAGGGCAAGACGTTTGACCTCGTGGTGTATTACAAGGTGTGGAGTAAGGGTGGTGTGGGGGCGCGAATGACCGACGTCACGACCCCGCTTGCTGGTGCGTTTGACAAGGTCGTGGGAGATTACGCCTACATCGTGGTCAGCCCCGACGTACCGTTTCCTCTCAATGCCCCCATGGACTCAAGCGTCCTCGAAAAACCAGGCCCCACGATCAAGAGTGCCAAGGACGAAGAAGTCGCTGAGATGTTCTCGTGGCCGACTCCTTACTGGCGTGATGCCCGCTGGCCGGTAGCCATCCTGGACTTCTACCAGCGACCAGGAAGTGTATGGCCCATCGCACCAATCGCCCCCGGACTGGGCGAGCTGGTGTTCATGAACGTGATCATATCCCACCTGGCAAACAGGATTTGGAGCAGCAGCCGGGACTTCATTGCCGTCCTCAAGTCGGCGGAGAAGGAAGTTGAGAGGGTCATCAAGAGCGGCGAAGACCAGGCGATCATCTCGCTCAACGAGGTACACAGTGACATCAACCAGGTGGTGCAGTTCCTCCAGCAGCCCCAGACGAACTACGACGTGTGGAAGATCCTCGATCACGTCATGCACCTGTTCGAGCGGCGGACGGGCCTGACGGAGCTGATGTCAGGGATTACGGCAACGCAATCCCGTAGCGCCGAGGATATTGCGACAAAGCGGGAGCAGATGAACATTCGGCCAGACCACATGGCCTCCAAGGTGGAGAAGTGGCAGGCCGAGGTGGCACAGATGGAAAAGATGTGCTGCCGGTTCTTCATCAAGGGGAAGGACGTAGAGCCTCTGATCGGCAAGGCTGGTTCCATGTTGTGGGAGGAGCTTGTTTCCAAGCAGGACCCGGAGTTGGTGGTGAGACAGATCGACGCCACGGTGGAAGCGGGAAGTGCCCGAAAGCCCAACCGCGCACGGGATACGACCAACATCAACACCGTGATGCCGGCACTGTTCCCGGAGCTTTCCAAGCACGCGGATGCCACGACCGACACGAACCCTCTCAATGCCCTGATCCAGATGTGGGGCAGGGCCATCGACATGGATGTCACCAAGTTGCAGCTTGAGCCGCGTCTGCCGCTGCAATTCCAGCCTGAATTCCAGCAGCAGCAGGCCCAGCAGCAACAGCAGGGACAGCAGCAGCAGCAGGAAGCGCAGCAGCAACAGCAGCAGATGGAAATGCAGAAGATGCAGATGTCCGCCCAGGAATCGCAGCAGAAGGTGCAAACCGAAGCGATGAAGCAGCAGGGTATGCAGGTCAAGACCCAGGCTGAAATGATGAAGATGCAGCAGCAACAGCAGATGGCTGCCATGGAAGCCCAGCTCAAGCAGCAGTTGATGCAGCTTGAGATGATGAAGGCTCAGACAGACCTGCAACTGGGTGCTGCTCAGGGCCAGCAGTCCATGCAGTTGGATGCTGCCAAGACGCAGCAGGCAATGCAGGCGGCAGCCATGGGCCAGCAGGTGGACCAGGCCAAGGCAGTTCAGGATGCCCAGCAGGATGAGCAGGAATTCATGGCTGGCAGGGCCAAGCAGATACAGGAAATGATGTTCAGCCAGGTGTCACACCAGCAGGACCTTGGGCAGAGTGCTGACGCCCACCAGACACAGCAGCGCATCCGCAAGCGTGAGGCTGCCCAGAAGCTACTGATAAAGCAGGCAGAGCAACGTGAACGTGCCCGCCTCAAGAAGGCGGCGGCCAAGTCGAATGGCAAGGACGAGAAGGACAAGGACGAAAAATAGTGATCTTTCCCCATAGGTGGGCGAGAGGGTATAGTCCAACAGTAACTGTCAGGTACACACGGAGGTCCCCATGACCACTACTCTCAGTTCAAAGGCGATCAACCAGTTGTCGGTTGCGCTTGCAGACAACACGACAAACGACGAGGTTCGAGACCTGCTCGATGGGAGCAAGGTACCGCATCGACCCATCATCACGGTCACTTCTGCCACCAAGACGCTGACCGCAGCTCAGAGTGGATCACTCGTGGTTCTCGACTTGGCCACTGGCATCGTGGTCACGCTGCCGGAAGCCAACTCGGACAACGTCGGATGGTACTGTGACTTTGTTATCAAGACCACGTTCTCAGGGTCCAACGTCCTGAGCATTGATGCCAGCCGGACAGCCGACCTGTACTACGGTCATCTGAATCTGGAAGTCACCAACGCTGCCACGGGAAAGGCGTTTTTCCCGGACCAGTCTGATGACGACAAGATCGTCTGTGGTGGAAGTGATGCCACGACCGGGAAAATGGCCGGTGGGTACTTCCGCGTAGAGATTGCTGCCGCGAACGTGCTTGTGGTGAACGGTACGCTTCAGGCAGCGGCAACACCGGCAACACCATTCGCATAGGGTTAGGCATGGCGTACCCGGCAGTTAGCAGCAACGAAGGAATCCAGGCGGATTACGAGTGGCTGCGAGGCAAAGGCAACAGCCATCGGATGGCTGAGATGATGGCGTTTCGTGAGGGTCCCCGGTCCATGACGGACAGGGAATTCTTCGAGGGCCAGGGGACCCTTGCCAAGCAGTTCGAGGGGGATGAGCGGGCACTGGATACCCTCGTTACGAACGCTCGGGCCAAGGGATTTACTCCGAATTACAACGACGTGTACATCGGAGGGCTGGCGAGGTTTCCTGGAGACCCGGAGGCTTTCATTTCTGGCAGCGGAGGACGGGGACAGATCCAGGACCTCTGTGAACGCAGGGGCTGGGAGTGCTCAGGCTCTGTGAACGTGAAGCATCGTCAGCCAGAGACGGACCCACGGGAAGACAGGGAGAAGCTAGGGAAGGACCTGACGCTGAGGAAGATGCAGCAGGCGATCAAGAATGATCCTGACAAGGCCCGCATGAAAATGAGGGACCTGAAGGACGATGTCACGGACAAGCATGGTGG